CCTCGGCGCGTTGTGCGTCGGGGGATTTTACACCCACGGAGGAATGACGTGAGCCTGCCAACCATTGAGCACGAATTTGAGGATCAAGCCATTCTTGCGCTGGCATCCGGGGGCCGCAAGGATGACAATGGCAAGCTGCCATATCACCTGCTTGCCCCTGAGTTTCTAGAGGGCACTGCCGAAGTGCTGGCCTTCGGTGCGGCCAAATATGCACCCCGGAATTGGGAGCGCGGCATGGCTTGGAGCCGCCCATTCTCTGCGCTGATGCGCCATATGTGGGCATGGTGGCGCGGTGAACGTGCTGACCCTGAGACTGGCATCAGCCATCTGTATCATGCCGCGTGCTGCCTCATGTTCTTGGCTGCATATGAAGCACGCAAGGCGGGGGCCGATGATAGGCCAGAGGCAACGCCATGAACAACTTCACCCCCACCACTCCACCCGTCACCCGCACCGCCTCTAACGCCATAGCCCGCGCGCAGGAAGCGCTGGTGCGGGCGTTGCGGGGGAGGTTGTCGTGAAGGTTCTGGATTTATTCGCTGGAACAGGAGGTTTTAGCCTCGGGCTTGAGCGTGCTGGCGATTTTCATACGGTCGCATTCTGTGAAATTAACCCTTACGCCCGCAAAGTTCTGGGCAAGCATTGGCCGGGAGTGCCGCAATATGAAGATGTCACCACCGCCGATTTCTCTACTCTCGGACCCGTGGACTTGGTTACGGCAGGTTTTCCGTGCCAAGACATATCATTCGCTGGAAAAGGTGCCGGACTTGCCGGTGAACGTTCTGGGCTATTCTGGCATATCCTACGAGCCGCTAGCCTGGTGGGACGCCCCAAACTGTTGTTGGAGAACGTGGCAGCATTGCTGGATCGAGGGATGGGCGCGGTTCTCGGGGCCTTGGCCTCGTTCGGGTATGACGCGGAATGGCATTGCATACCAGCTTCCTACGTTGGTGCCTGGCATAAACGGGACCGAGTATGGATATTTGCCAACCCCAACGAAGTCGGATGCGAAGGGCGCACCAAAGGGCCGATTTTGGGGCAGTCCGACTTATCGCAGCAACTTGTGCGAGGGTTTGAGAAATGGCCCGGACGATCCAATCTACCCGCATCCAGATTTTGCCGAGCAAATGATGGGGTTCCCAATCGGGTGGACAGACTTGAAGCCTGCGGAAACGCCGTAGTGCCAATCGTTCCGGAGATTTGGGGCTACGCCATTCTAAAATCACTAATCTCGGGATAACCCCGGATCGCCTGCCTGGATACGGCAGGTGCAACACGACCCCGCATTGCGGGCGGTTTCGATACCTCCAGACGATCCCCCGGCGCGGTCAGGCGCTAACCGAGAAGTGCCGGGGGAAACCTACCTAATAGCCCAAAGTCTTTTGATTTCAGTCTCAACCATTGCCCGCATATGTGGCGGAACCCTTGCAATCATGTCTTTGCGTTTGGGCTTATCAGCCGCCAATATCTGCTTGGCTGCATCATAGATAAATCGCTGCGCCCATGATCTGATTGATGCAGGGCTATCAGCCCATGATGTTCGCCCCATCATCAGATCAGCAAGCTGTTCGCTGGGCTTCCTTATGTTCGAGGCTGATCTATAAGCCATCTTCTGATAGACCCCGCCAAACCTGCAAAGCCTGCCACGCTGCATCGCATCCCAAGGCAACGCAGGCGAAAGCCCCAAGCTTGGCGGATGTGATCAAATAAGGCATCTGCCCGTCCTGCCATTTGCTTTTCATGTGATCGCGGCGCTTGATTTCACAGACAAACGAAACCCGCGCCGGAATGATCACATCACTTGAGCCGGGTGTCATGCCTTCGGCTTTGTGCTTGGTCACAGAAGAAATATGGCCGCGCTCCTTTAGCCCCTCATTGCGAGGGTGAAGCGCCACCACCCCCAGAGTGTCAGGATATTCCTGGCGCAGGCGATTGAAGAATGTGACCTGCTCCATTTCTTCCTTTGGGCAAGACCCCCGGAAAGAAATATCACCAAAGGTCAGAACCCCATCGGCGGCAAGGTCGGTGAAGTCAGATTGGCGCATTGTCAGCCTGCCTGTTGAACGCGTGGATTTCAAAGAACCCCGTCTCAGGGTTCTTGCGATATGTGACGGTTTTAGGGGCTTTTGTTGCCCCATCGGTCACAGTCTCAAACGCAGCCCATTCCGCCTGTCCCCGGCTGTGTCTAGCATCTGGCTGTAGCCATGTAGTGAACTGTCTGTATGGAGTTTGCCACTCCACTTTCATTGTTTTGTTGCCCGCGCGGGACATGCCAGGAACGCAAATCATGCTGGTGACTTCATCGGTTTGCCGCTGTGTCGGATCACGCTTCAAAGCCTTGAACTCAGCTTTCAACTTATCGTTGGGGTCAACGATCTCGCCCCGGCACTCTCGGCAATACCGGGCGGCTATGTCGTTGTCTGCGAGGCAATGGGGGCATTCCTTGAAGGTCCAACGATACGAACAACGCTCATATTCGCCGCGCTTGCCTGACTGCACCAGCCCCATGCACCGCCGCCCAAAGTGGCCAGAGATTGGCCCAAAGTCTGATTGCACCTGATGCCCGTCTAGATCGAGGATATAGCCCGCTTCATCCTTTTTGTATTCCAGATATGCAGGGTTGGCCGAGAACGTGTTTTCATAGCTGCACTGTGGACATGTACACGCCATTCCGCCTTCACTATCACCCACTTTGCCAGCCTTGATCTTAGGCGCGAACAAGTCACCATCCGGGCAATGATCTTCAAGGTTGTCGGTATAGTCGAGGATCAGACAATCGGTTTTGCCTTCCGACAAGCGCAGGCCCCGGCCAATGATCTGTTGCAGCAAGCCAACGCTTTCCGTCTTGCGTAAAATGGCGATCACATCAACGTGCGGGGCGTCAAAGCCAGTGGTCAACACCGACACATTAACCAGATATTTGAGCGTCTTTGCTTTGAACCGCGCAAGCGTGTTATCGCGTTGGCCCTTCGACGTCTCACCTGTCACCAGCGCCGTCAAATGCGGTGGCAGAGAGGCCATAACCTCTTGCGCGTGCTGGACAGTAGCGGCAAAGAACATGACCCCTTGGCGGGATGCTGATTGCGTCACAACATCAGCAACGATTGCAGAGGTCTTGCGCCCGTGTCCGTGATAGGCTCGGTCAACTGCCTCTGCGTCAAACTGGCCTCGGCTGTTCAGCGCCATGCCTGCCGTTTCATAGCCAGTCGCGTTAATTTGTCCGATCACGGGGCGGGTGAGAAATCCCTGCTCTATCAAATCCCGCGCGCCGATCTGGTAAACGCATTTGGTGAAATATGGATCGCGGCAGGTGTCATCACCGTTGATCAGGCCTGATCCGCCTTCCGGCGTGTCGGCATGTTGCCTGAATATCCAGCCAGACCCTAAGCGATAAGGCGTGGCTGTCAGCCCGCAAACCCGCAGGTTTGGGTTGGCCTCTCGCATGGCGGCGATAATGTCTTTCAATGTGGGGGTTAAACCGTGGCACTCGTCCACGATCACCAAGGCATAGCCTGCGCTCCCCATCTGTTGGAAGCGGCTGATCTTGTTTTTGACGGTCAGGGGCGATCCGAACACCACAGGATGCCGCAATTCCTTGGACCCAGCCGATGCGGAGAACATGCTTGCCGGGTTTCCTGTCGCCAAGAATTTGGCGCGGTTCTGCGTTACCAACTCGGCGCTGGGGGCAAGGCAAAGCACGCGCTTGCCTGTCATGGCATGAATAATCCGGGCAATCTCTGCGATGATGTGGGACTTGCCTGCGCCTGTGGCGGCCTCAATGCAGAAAGGGGAAGCGCTTTTGCGCATCCACTCTATCGCAGCATCAACGCTTTGCTGTTGATATGGGCGAAGTGCGATCACTTGATCCCCCAGAAACTGGACGGCTTACCCCGCCATTTTTCCAGATCAGCATTTGGCAACAATTCTTTGATGGCCTTGCCGTAAGATATGGCACCAGCACGATCTGTCTTGGTCAGGTTCCGGCCCGCAAACAGCGCGTTCTTGCCCCCCGCCAGTTTCACCATATCCGCCAGCAATTCAGCCTTACGCGCCGTGGCGTTCTCAATGGCCTCTGCGATCTGGTCATATTCTGCCATCAGCTTATGCGCCTCTGGCGTGTCAATGATCGGGCGCTTTTCGCCAAGATGTGGACTTTCTGGATCATCCCGCTCGGCCAGATATTCCGCATAGAATTGCCGCAGCCGTGGCAAAGCATGGGCTTGCCATTCTGGATCGGGGAGAACGCATTCCAGCTTGGTTTGCTTGCCCCCTGCCGCCCATTGGAAAAAATGCCAGTATTTCCGCTGACAGACCCAAAGCGAAAACTGCACCTGATCATAATAATGCGGCTGCTCGGCCAGCGTCTTAAACTCATGCAGCAACACTGGATCGCGCAATGAAAACGGGCATTTAACCTCTAGCCCACCATCAGTCCCGATCAAGCCATCTGGGGAAGCGCCTGCCCAATCTTCTGTGGCGTCTGGGTGGGTGACAAACCCAACAACCTCAACCGTGTTGGCCGTCTCCATCTGGTATTCAATGATGGCCCCAGCTTCATTGTTGGTGCCGTAGTCGGTGGCGATGTTGCCTTCAAACTCGGATGGCAGGCCGTGCCATTCCCGCACCATCCGGCGCATTACATCATGCTTGGTGGTGTGCGGTGAATTGCCAAGGATGGCCCCGACCTGCGAGGCGGTGATTTTCCCGCGCCGAGCGGCAAACCATTCTGGGGAACGCTGTTCCATTATCCCTTGATCCTTGTTATGATAATCGGTGAAGATCCCGCGCCACCAAGTCTTGAATGCTCAAGCTAAGCGGTTCCACCCTGCAAGGTGGCGCGGGGGTTTCTAGGCGGCTGGCCTAGAATGGGATTTCATCGTCGTCTTGGATGCGAGAACGCCCGCCACCAGTCCCAAAGCTGTCATCAACGCGACCACCAGCCGCAGCCCGAGGCTTCGCCGACTTGATATCGACGCCCTTGGTCTTGGGGTTGACCGCGCAAACCCAATTGCCTTCGACGGTGCCGCCCGTCTGCCGATC